GATTGGTTACGGACATGATTCAGCTGCGCTATGCGAATTACCCGAAAGACTATTTTATGGGTATGCTTCCTTCTTCTCAGTATGGCTCGGTAGCTTTACTTCCATCTGTTTATCGTTCTGATGTTCCTTCTAATTCATTGTTAAAGACGAATCAAAGGTTAGTAGTTCAGTCTCAGGGTACTGGTAATTCTGTTGTGTTAGGTGGTTCTTCTAATTCTGTTGAATATATTCGTCTTAATTCTGACCTCTCCGCCCTCTCAATCCGTGCTACCGAATATCTTCAACGCTGGAAAGAGGTAGTACAATTTTCTAGTAAGGACTATTCAGACCAAATGGCTGCCCAGTTTGGTATTAAAGCCCCCGAGTATATGGGCAACCATGCGCATTATATTGGAGGATGGTCTAGTGTTATTAATATCAATGAAGTGGTTAATACCAATCTTGATACTGATTCTTCGCAAGCCTCTATTGCCGGTAAAGGTGTATCCAGTAAATCCGGTCATACTCTTACTTATGATTGTGGCGCTGAACATCAGATAATTATGTGTGTATATCATGCCGTACCTATGCTGGATTGGAATTTGACAGGACAGGCTCCTCAATTAACTGTTACTGCTATATCTGACTTTCCGCAACCTGCGTTTGATCAGCTTGGTATGCAGTCTGTTCCCGCTCTTAATCTTCAGAATAATCCTGGTCGTAAAGTATCTGGCGCTTTAGGTTATAATCTACGCTACTGGCAGTGGAAATCCAATATTGATACTGTCCATGCCGGATTCCGCGCTGGTGCTGCTTATCAGTCTTGGGCTGCTCCTCTTGATGGTTGGCAGGTGTTGACTTCTTCCGGCGCTTGGTCTTATCAGTCCATGAAAGTTCGTCCCCAACAGCTGAACTCTATTTTTGTTCCTCAGGTTGATTCTGACAATTGTTCCGTTGCATTTGACCAGTTATTGTGTAATGTTAACTTCCAAGTATATGCTGTTCAGAACTTGGATAGAAATGGTTTACCTTTTTAATTGATTTATTATGAGAAGTTTTGCTTATAAGAACCCCGATTATATTAAGAATGAGGTTGTTCCCGAGTTGATTGAGGAACATCCGTGCTATCAACAGTCTGTATACGATACTGTTATGTATGATGAGTCTCCTGACGGTGATTTGATTCAATCCGATATGACGCAGATTCTCCTTAATCAGGAAAAGTATCGTCGTCTTCTTGGTGATATGAATGTTCAGAATATTCTTGCCCAGATGCATCCTACCCAGTCTACTGCTATGGACGATATGACTGATGAAGAGCGGTTCAATTGTGTTATCTCCCGTCATTGTCAGACTATGTCGGAACGACAGGCTGTTTTGCAACAGCTGGCTAGTGAAAAGTCTGAACTTACCAAGTACGCCCAGGAAATGTTGGCAGAGCAACAGTCAGCGCCCGATAAGTCGCCCGCCCCTGACTCCGGTGCTCAATGAGATTCTATGATATTGGAGAAAGCCCCTTAACGGGGCACTCCGAAAAGCATATTGCTCCGCTTGTTCTTGGAGGTATTATTGCTGCCGGCGCTTCCCTTGCCGGTAATGCCATTGGTGCTTCTTCGCAGAATAAGACCAATCAGACTAATATTGATATTAACCGCGAGAATAATGCGTTTAACGCTCAGCAGGCTCAGATCCAGCGTGATTGGCAGGAAAAGATGTGGGGAATGAATAATTCCTATAATTCTCCTAATGCCATGATTTCTCGTGGTTTAAATCCGTTTGTTCAAGGTTCTGCTGCCATGGCTGGTTCTAGATCCCCTGCCTCTGGTGGCGCAGCTGCTTCCGCTTCCTCCGCTCCTAGTTTGCAGGCTTTCCGTCCCGATTTCTCTGATGTCGGCTCTGCTCTTGCTTCTATGGCTCAGGCTCGTGCTGCTATGCTTGATGCTGAACAGAACGCTGCTCTTACGCCGTATAAGATTGATCAGATTCGTGGTGCTACTGATTACCGTAACATTGGTATTGGTGAGTCCGGTTATTGGAATGCTTCTTCTGGTAGACGTTCTGCTTTATTGGATCAATCTAAGGAGTACCAGGAACTTAAGAACATGGAGTTTGCTGGCCGTCTTACTTTGGCCCAGGAGTCGCAGATTTTGCTTGATGCTCAAGCTCAGCAGATATTAAATAAGTACCTTGATGCGCAACAGCAAGCTGATTTGTTTATTAAAGGTCAGACTTTGTCTAATTTGTATGCTCAAGGTGCACTTACTGTAGCTCAGTATAAAAATCAGATGGCGCAGGCCGTTAAGGCTTCCGCTGAAACGAATGGTATTCTTATTAGCAATAAGATTGCTCAGGAGACTGCTGATTCTCTGATTTATGCTAATATTCAGGCTAATCGTGCCCGTGGTTTGTCTTCTTTATGGGATTCCAAGAATACTAATGTTCTTAAGAAGATAGAATTCTCTAAGGATAAGGCTTTGCGTGATTATTATAAATGGTCTTCTAAACAGAAACAGAAGGATGTTAATTCTTATGAGCTGCGTAATGCCATTGATTATGGTTCCCGTATATTCCAAGGTATTGGTAATTCTGTTGGCCGTGAGTCAAGGTATTGGTAATTCTGTTGGCCGTGAGTAAATCTATTCTCTTTCCCCCCCCCTCGAAGCGGGGGAGAATTTTTTTGTACATTTATTAACATTTACTAAACACTCTTTAACTCCAACTTTGTTGTATTGCAAACTATTTTGTATCTTTGCAATACAATAAAGAACCAAAAACTTATATATTATGTATTACGAAGTAAGAATTAAAAAAGGCCATAAGGTTGTGTTTTCATTGTGTGTAACATCTATGGATGATGCCGTGGAATGGTTTTGTAGATTTGAAGCCAAACAGGATGTATCTGATTGTGTTTTTCAGATTATTCCTAAATTGCCTGTACAGTAACATACTTCAGGACTAGAAGCCCATCGCGGCGCTTGAGCGATATACACCCGCCGCCCGCGTAGGGCCTGGTCGAAAAACGGAGCGGAGCGACTTCCTTATAGGAGCGCCCCGCTCCGGTATTTTAGCACGGAGTGCGCAAAGGCAAGACAGCTCCTGCCTTGCCGTGCCTATACACCTCTGTATACATTCACTTGTCAATTAAGCGAAGCCCCTAGTTGTGTGCGAAGCAAATCCGAGTTATCCTCTCGGATTCTCCTTCCCCTTGTCCATAAACGCACAACTCACACGCCATCACAAATGGTCCTATCCCCACAATTTCTAAAAAAAATTTTGGAAATACAAAAAAAAAACATACCTTTGCCCCAGTAGAAGTTACAAACATTATTAACACTTTAAAATTATTACAATTATGCAGAAATTTATTATCTCAGTTAAAGACAAAAACACTGGTCGTGATGTTATTTCGCCTTATATTGTCAATTCTCTCGCTGGTCTTGGACATTATTCTGAACGAATTTCTTCGTTGGGTCTTGTTGTTATTGTGGATTCGATTAAAGAAGAAAATGATTTTGTTGAACTTAATCCCCAAGGTAATGAAAAGTAGTAATATTTGGAAAATTGTGATTGGAGCTGTTTCGGCGGCTCTTGGTTATATTCTTAATGCTATTGGATTATGAATAGTGTTCTTATGGATTTTCTTGAACATCTGTTGTCTTTTAACTTGCATTTTACGATAACAAGTGCTAAACGTTCTATTGCTGAAAATAAGGCTGCCGGTGGTGTTCCTAATTCACAGCATCTGTTTGGAGAGGCCATTGATATTAAGCCTTATGGCTCTACTTCTTATAGTCGGTTGCTTGAGCATATCCATAGTTATTCGGATAATACTCATGTGTTTGATCAATTGATATTGTATCCTACATTTATTCATCTTTCATTTGGCGTTCGTAATCGTCGTCAAGTAATTGATAAACGTAAATAATTATGAAATTTTCTCCCGATTTGTTTAAGGCTGTTGACCATTGTCAGCATCGTTCATTTATCACGAATAAATATAATGGTGCACGCATTGCCGTAGATTGTGGTCAATGTGATTACTGTATTCATAAGAAAGCTAAAAAGGCGTCCATGCGTGTGAAGACCGCTGGAAGTGCTTTTAAGTACTCTTATTTTGTGACTCTTACTTATGACAATGTTCATATTCCTCTTATGAATTGTAAGGTTCTTCACAGTGAATATGAGGATGTCGTAGGTATTTCAGGAGATATTCATTTTGGTAATGAACATCATCAGTATATCCCTGTTTCTGAGTATAAATGTGATGATAACTCCATGTTGCGTCATATATTCTTCGAACAGGTTCAGGGCACTGTGCCGTTTGACCGTGAAATTAAGGAATATGTACCTGTTAAGGATAATTGGTTTCTTAGTATGGATGCTATTCGTAGTTTTATCATTAAGACGCAAGCCGTTGACAAAACGGATTATCCTGCTTCTTCACAATACGGTCTTGATAACCTTATTCCCTTCCTGAACTATGTTGATGTTCAGAATTATATTAAACGTTTACGTAAACATTTATTTCAACAACTAGGAGAATATGAAACGTTACATTTCTACGCTGTGGGTGAGTACGGACCCGTCCATTTCCGCCCGCATTATCATCTCTTATTATTCACAAACTCGGAGAAAGTCGCTGCGGTTCTACGATACTGTCACGATAAGAGTTGGAAACTCGGTCGTTCAGATTTCCAACGTTCCGCTGGTGGCGCTGGCTCGTACGTTGCGAGTTACGTTAATAGCTTGTGCGCTTCTCCCCTCCTATATCGCTCATGCCGTGCGTTTAGACCCAAGTCGCGAGCGTCTGTCGGATTCTTTGAGAAGGGCTGTGATTTCGTGGAAGATGAAGAACCTTATGCGCAAATTGAGCAAAAAATCGACTCTGTCGTTAACGGAAGAGTCTATAACTTCAATGGTGTCAGTGTTCGGTCAACTCCACCCATGTCGTATATCCGTACCTTATTGCCCCGATTCTCGTCTGCTCGCAATGACGATAGTGTTGCGATTGCTCGAATTCTTTTCGCTGTTCATCGAACGCCGCAGAGAATTGCAAGGTTCGGATTCGTCGATTATAAACAGGACTCAGTTTTGAGTCTTGTTCGTGCTTATTATCAATATCTTAAGGTTAATTCTATTCTTACTGATGATGACAAGATTATATTACATGCTTCTCGGTGTCTTACTAGGTTCTGTAACAGTTCTAGTGATGTCGATATTGAGTCTTATATTAATAAGTTATATCGGTTGTTCTTATATGTCTATAAGTTCTTCCGTAATTGGCATCTGCCTACCTTCGGTTCTGATGTTAGTGCTTACTCCGGTCGTATTATGTTTATCATTAAAACAGGTATAGAATATGAAAAGAAAGCGGATTATGAAAGTTTACGAGATGAATATAGTCTCCGTTCCCAATACCCAAACATATCGGATTGTATGTTTGCGTTGCCTCAGAACGGGCAGGAGATTGATGTCTTGCAGACCGTATCAAGTGAAACAATTCAGCTTCTTGAGCAACTTAGATACCGTAGTTCGACATTCTGTCGTGATATGATTAAGCATAAGCAGCTTAATGATGCTAATAATATATTCAATCGTATGGTTTAAATTTAATTAATTAATTATGAGTGATTTTAATCCTTTAGATCGAGCGAAAATTAATACCCATCGCTCATCTTTCGACTTAAGTTCGAAAAAACTGTTTACCGCTAAAGTTGGTGAGATTCTTCCTTGTTATTGGCAGATTGCTATTCCCGGTAACAAGTATCGTATTTCTTCTGACTGGTTTACCCGTACTGTTCCGGTGAATACGGCTGCCTATACCCGTATCAAGGAATACTATGATTTCTATGCTGTGCCGTTGCGTCTGATTTCTCGTGCACTTCCGCAGGCATTTACCCAGATGACGGACTATATGACTAGCGCGTCTAGTTCTACTACGAATACGTCTTTACTTACTTCTGTTCCTAATGTTACTCAGAATTTGTTTAATCTCTTTCTTCAGGTGGCTAATGCCGGAGACCAGTCTAATACTCGTGACGACGCAGGTCTCCCTCTTGTCTATGGTTCCTGTAAGTTGCTTGATATGCTTGGCTATGGTTCTATGATTGCCTCTACCAATACAGGTAAGGCTGCTATTACTAGGACCTATCTAGGTGTTGATGGTCTTGGTGACGCTGATAATCCTTTGGTTTATCAGATTTCGCAGACAGTCAATGCTCTTCCATTCCTTGCTTATCAGAAGATTTACTATGATTTCTATAGCAATTCTCAATGGGAGAAGCACAAGGCTTATGCTTATAATGTAGACTATTGGCCTGGTACTGGTTGTATTGGATTGGTTACGGACATGATTCAGCTGCGCTATGCGAATTACCCGAAAGACTATTTTATGGGTATGCTTCCTTCTTCTCAATATGGTTCGGTAGCATTCCTTCAGCCTCTTGATAAATCTCTTGCGACTAATGTTGTTCTTGCTCGTGCTACTGATGGTATTAGTAATTCATCTGTTCGTAATCTTTCTGGCGGTAATACTGTGCAAACAACTTCATCTAACTCTACTAGTTCTGATAGATTGCTTCGCGTCAATACTGACCTCTCTGCCCTCTCAATCCGTGCTACCGAATATCTTCAACGCTGGAAAG